GAATTGTTGCCTGGATCGACAAACCACCTGACCAGTTGTGAGTGTCTTTTTGACCTGTCCTTGTGGGCATTGTGTAGAGGACTCGTCCAGGATTGTCGAGTACCCCATCCTCATCAAGATCAGAAAGGTCATATACGGGATCAGGAAAGTAATCCACATACGGAAGTTGCCAGCTTTTTGACCTGTTGACATAGGGGGTGACCGTAAGGGTTGGGCCTTGGCATTGAATGCCGTTGCCGTAGGTATTTTGGAACGCTGCGCTAGGCGCAATCATCACCGCTTGGTTCGTGACGCTGCCAGAGCTTGTAGCAGTTGGAGCGGCAGTGGCGGAGACGCCACCGATTGTTTCGGCGTTAGCTGGTGACGCTAGGACTACTGCGAGAAGGTAGAAATAGTGTCTGTGATTTGCTCGATTTCGGTGACGCGCTGGATGGTGGTCACATTGCTGAGTCCTGGCCCTGAATAGGTTTCGACAAATTGAAACGCACCACCGGGATTGGTGATCTTCCAGCTTGGCTTGTTGTTGGCGTCTAGGGCTGACCATCCATTTACTGTTGTTGTGCCTGGCGTAAGGCTTGCACCACCGACAGGTTCAATGTTGGTGCCACTGACAGAGTATTGCCAGCCTGTGCCGTAGCTTTCGGAGACAATAGTTTCAGTGACATTGCTTCTGGTTTCTGTATGACTTGTCATTGAACCAGTTGAAAAATTGGGCACCACTGGAACGGATCCTGCTGGCTTGGCAAAAGCGAATGCCTCGCCTATTAGCCCGCACAAGAGCAGAGGCAGAACACGCATCAGTCGATGGTGAGTTCAGTCACGAACTGGCCGATCGCAAGGGTGTTCGCTCCACCTGCTGTGACATTAAGTGCGCCTGCTGGTGACACTGTGCCCGCTAAGTCGCCAGCAGTTCCTGAGGCTGTGGACTGCAAGCTAGAAAAGTTTGGGACAGTGCCCGCAGTGATGGCTGATGTTGGAACGGCATCACCCTGCGTGTATGACTGACTGAAGCTAAAAGCGTTACCAGGTGTGTCCTGCGTCACAGAGATTGTGCCTGGAGCGTAAACACCGGACGTAATTGTGCCTGCTGAGATGGTGTTTGCTGTGGTCCCGTCCGTACTGTCCACACCTGAGCCACTGATGCTGAATGAAGAACCGATTCGTTCTGCGGTTGTCATCGCACCACCAACCTGGAGCGAAACACTGCTTTGGATCTTGTGCGTTAGATCAGCGTTTGCTGCTGGGCTAAAAGCCAGCAACGTGATCAGAGGCAGAAAGCGTTTCATTTTGGTGGCTCCTTTGAGTCAATCTTAGGTGGCTGTTTTTTCTGCTGGTTAGCAGTCTTGCGCTCAATACCAAAAGAGGCCATTGCCCCCGTAAGCAAACTAGCAACGAAGGTATTGTCCATTTTCATCTGCGGAAAGAAACCCAGATAAGAAACAGTGAGCAATGTCGCGCTCCATACCAAAACAGCGCATTTCACGAGGTCAGCGATTGCAACGCCTTCTTTTTCTTGATTTTCTTGCGGTTCTGCCATGATGGAGTCAATGCCGAGGTCGAAGCATGGTTGAAGTTTGGGCGGCTGCAGCTGGCGCGTCAATCACTGTGGCTGGGCTTGGCATCACAGGATTGAAGCAACAGAGCTTGCAAGGGCGTGATTCGCTGGTGCGTCTTACGACTGCTGTTGATGGCTTGAGCAGACAGCTCGACGTGCTTCACACTGACATCAAGAGCAGAGACCAGGAAGTGTTTGCCAGGCTGAGTGATTTAGAGCAAGCAGTGGCACGACTGGAAGGCCATAGCAATAGAAACTAGACTTTGAGTAGTTGAACAATTCCAATGTTCCTGATCCTGAAGCCAATTCTTTTTCGGTTTTTGCGGTCTGAGAGTTTGAAGCGTTTGGTTGTAGATCTAATCAAGGCATACGCAAAACGCTCTGACAACACTGTGGATGATTCTGTGGCAGCCTTCTTAGAGAAGAATCTGTTTCCACCAACCGCTAACAAGTGATCCGTAAGCGCATCATCTTTACGGTGCTTTTGGGGGTTCTGGCGGTTTTGTCTGGCGTAATGCTGTCTGCCGCTGGCTTGATTTATTACACAGGTTTCCTTGATGGCAACAAACGCTGTGACGCGGCAGGATTAACGCGATGACGCCTCGCCTTAGGAACCTGATGGCGCTTGCACTCTTGCCGTTCTTCGAGTTTTTTCGTGGAACGCCCCATCAAGCAGCAGCAGTAAAAGAGCTGGAAGACGCTCTGCCGCAAGAATTGTTAGCTGAAGATGCAGCGTGGTTCGAGGCGTGGAAAGCTAGCGGCATTGCTCAAAAAGCGGTTGTCCCTTATGTTCACCAGTTGGATTTTGATTACAAGGGTCACAGGCGATGTCTAGACGCATCCGCAGCAATGCTGGCCATTATGTACGGCAAGGTCAGCAACGCAGACGCCTACTCGGAGGTGCGGAAGAGGTTTGGCGATACGACAGACGTGAAGGCCCAGGTGAGGACACTGAGAGAGCTTGGACTCCACGCCGAGTTCAGGAATGATGCTGATGGAGCGTTGGTTGAGGCAGAGATTGCAAGCGGTCGTCCTGTTCTTGTCGGTTGGCTACATAAGGGCAACATGCTTCGGGGTGAGCCGCCGGACTGTGGCTCGCAAACTTGCGGACATTGGAGCGTAATTGTTGGTTTTGAGGGCACCGAATCAACGGGCGATGCTCAATGGGTGGTGCATGACCCTATGGGCGCTCCAGACATAGAGCGTGGTGGGCACCCAAACCGTTATGGCGGCAAAAATGTCAGGGTGCAGCGTGCGACGTTTAAGCAACGTTGGCAAGTTGAAGGTCCTAGCTCTGGCTGGGTGATCCTTGTCGATGACGAATGATTGGGGCACTGCACATGGTTCTCGCGCCATGAGCTAATTAGCAGGCCGGGTGCCCCTGGCAAGCCTGACTGACCCGCTAATGAAAGTGGGAAAACCAACGGTACACAGAATCTGATCCAATGCCGGTTTCAAAAGAGTTCAAAAGACAAAACGCTTTGATCGTGCGTTATCGCCACCCGCGTGAGGGTCCACCGAGCTATCTAGTTTGGGAGCCTGAAAAGAGCTACATCTGTCTGTCGCGGGAAGAGCTGCTTAAGGCTGTGAAGTGGCCTAAGTACACCAGCACTGGAGCAGCATTGCGCCAATGGATTGAAGAAGTTGAGGTTGATATACCGCCAGACCCAGAGCCAGTGCAATGAACCTGTATTGGGTCTGGTCATATCTGGTTGCATTTTGGACCACTGTGGTCATGGGTTGTATGCAACCTGTGAATTGGAGTTACTGCTGGCCACCTGACTGGCTAATGCAGGGGGTACATGATTACATGCGTGCAAGGGCTCCTTACTCCGAGGAGCGCAAGATATTGCAATCTTTGGAGCAAACCGATGGCCTGGGCGGACTGGATGGTTGTCAAGCAGACCCTTGAGGAAGAGCTGCATCTGGAACGTCAAGTCCGAAGCATCAGCAACGTGGACGACTTACACACGCTCCAGCAACTATGCAGTGCTTTGACCAGGCAGAACTGGCACTATTCAAAGCTGCTCAAACAGGCTGTGGGGCGTGTGGCTGAGCTGGATGTGCGGAGTGTTTGCGACTAAGGACGGCGCGTATCAGCAATTCTTTGCAGCGTGGGAAACGCAGATAACGGCTGGCACGTCAAGATACTTACGTCCACTCCGCACTGAAGCGCAGCGCTTGCCTCTGTCTCGAAGTAATAGAGATCGTTTTCATAAGTAACTTGCTCTACAGCTACGGGTTTGTCGTCTTTGTCGTAACAGGTGTATCTAGCAATGGCTAAAGGCATCAAGTCATCGTTTTCCACAACGTGACAAAAATGGAGGTTGATTGTTTCAGGCACCTTTAGCTCTCTTAGACAAACAAACGAGTACGGCAGCGACCAAGCTTTCTGCCTGCGCCCTGTCCAGACCGTAGCTATAGCGGTGCCGAACCTCCGTAACAGTTTTGTGAAAATCACCAGTGCTAACAGAAATGCCTACAGCTTTTGGGGAAGTTAGGCGTTTGCGAAGAAGCTCGGAACGCGCCATGCCTGCTTGTTTTGCTTCCTGATCTAGACGAGCAATCACGTCTTCAGGAAGATAGGTTTTCACCTCTTTCATCAATTAGTCCTTCTCTTGTGGTTTGTTGCGTCCTTCTACCCGATTACGAATAGAGGACTGCCATTGTGCTTGGTCTTTGGCTGTAGCTTCGTTGTAAATGACAGTAGAAGTCACACGCTTTAGCTCTGAATAAATAGCCTGACGAATCCAAGCCGTGGCCCGCATATCGCCTTTTTTAGCCAAGTCCTCGATCAGCTCTGCTCTGTTCGGGTCTACCAAAACTTGGTAGTAAATTTTTTGCCCGTGTCTGATCGCCATGTGGACTAGGTTACTACAAATAGGCTACCACATTACAGAAGGATCTACTTTCTTTTTCCAAGCAGTTGTTTGAGCCCTACGAGCTTGAGCCCGTTGGTTCGTACACCCGTCTCGTACTTTTTTAGCCCCTTCCAAAAACATGGCAGCCCGTTGCAGATCACCGGTCGTTGCAGTTCGGATCGCTTCTTTGAGGCGTTCCATTACTAATTGCCTGCCTGTAAGCGGCATCCATGGCCTCGCAGAGGTTTCGGTAGCAGGTTACCGAGCCTCCACAAGAACAGAACCACCCCACATCTGTGCTGTAAACACTCACCATCAGTGCGCCTCATCCCAAGTTTTGCCGATGGAGACTTCAGCTAATGCGGGGATCTCCCCAAGCCATCTGGCCTCAGCTGCCTCCATCACTTGTTTTAAAACGCCAGCCCACTCTTGAGCTGCGTCTTCGCGAACCAACAGCAAAATTTCATCATGTACTGCGGCAGCAATACGCACAGTGTCTTCACCGGCAATCTTGACCAGAGGCCAGAGACTTCCGAGTGCACACTTGAGGATTGCGGCACCTGCTCCCTGGATCGGTGTATTACACCGGACGGTCAGCCGGTTCATATCCCCGTGTAAAAAACGACGCATACCCGACACAGGGATTCTGATCTCCGCTGACATACCAGACGTGTCCTTTTCGGCTTCAGCCGCATTGGACTGCTGCCACTTGGCTATGCCGTCAAACTTTTTAAGCCACTTTTGTCTGATCTGCGCTGCTTCTTCCCGCGTGATCGTGACGCCGTTGCCCCCTGCGTAGTTCCGCAAGCCTGTCGCGCCCGATCCATACAGCAAACCGAAGTTGGCTGATTTTGCGATTTGCCGATCACAACCAAGCGCATTAGCAGTAACGGTGTGCGGATCTTCCCCTGCCTGGAACGCAGTGATCATCCGCTCGTCTTGAGCCACAGCAGCAGCCAGACGAAGCTCCATTTGGCCAAAGTCAGCGTCCACCAGAACCCAACCATCCGGGGCTTCAACGCAGTTTCGGAACTGCTTGTCACGAGGAATCTGCTGGTTGTTCGGTTTGATGCAAGACATACGCCCCGACTCCGCACCAAGCTGCATGTAGCTAGCTCGCACGAAACCCTCGGAATCCATTTTTTCCTGGATCGAGTTGATCATCTGCCGCCGCTTCTCAGACTTTTTCCACGACAGGTAGATCTGAACTACCTCATGGTCAGCAGCGTAAGCACGCAGCACCTGCCTAGAAGCACTCGGCTTCCCGTTGGCATCAACAGGCGTTTCCCCCAAAACCAACGCAAGTTTTTCTAAGAGCTGCTTAGGGCTGTTGAGGTTGAAACCCTTGTACCGCTTAGTGCCTTCTCGCAGCTTTCCCTCATCCTTGGAACGAAGGTTGAAACTGCCGTCGTCGTCACGAGGAAGCTTTTCTCCCTCAGGCAACGCTTCATCCAGCAGTCGTATGAAGTCCTTAGCCAGCTCTTTGATGTCGTGCTCGTAATCGACCTTGCGTTGCTCCAGGTTCTTGGCGTTCCAGGGCAAACCGGTTCTCCACATCTGCGCCATGGCAGGCAACGCTCGGCACTCCAGCGTGTAAGCCATGCTGAGTTGATGCTCTTCTAGCCGCCGCTTGATAACGGGGTCTAGATCCATCAATGCGGCAACGTCATTAGCCGCGTACTCCAGCTGCTCCTTAGACAGATCTGGGTTGCCCCAGTCAGATTTCTGCTGGTCCTTTGGCAGATCTACGTCGAGGTAGCGCTTTACGACATTGGCGAGGCCGTGCTTCGAGTTAGCGATGCCATTGGTGAGAAGTCGGCTGGCCAGCATGGTGCAACCAATCCACCCACGCGGATAGATGTCGTGTTCTTGCAGCCACCCAAGGTCAAAGACAGCGTTGTGGGCCAGCCAGAACCTGTCTCCGTTGTTGAAAAAGCGCCGCAAACAGTCCCAGTCGCTTTGATCAAGTTGAAAACAATCGATGAGGACAACAGCTTCGCGCACAGCACATCCCAGCTGTAAAAGCCGAAGCTTTCCTTTTTCGGGCTGAAGCCCCAGGGTCTCTGTGTCGAAGCAAATGGACACCGCAGTGTCTATTTCTTTCAGGTGCTCTATCCCGTGAAAAACTTCAAAGGTCATTGGTTTCCTCCATGACACGACGTTCGTAAATGGTGAGAAGTCCTGAGCACTTCGAGGCTTGCTCGTGATTGCCCAACGCAATAAAAATTCGCTGCCTGGCGCGTTCCCATCGAACAGCTTCAGGCAGAAGATCCGTGGGCACGCGAGTGCCCGCAGCAGAGTATTTGTTGCCGAGAAGTTTGGCTTTCGTGCTCATTTGATGCTCTCTGGATAAGCGACACCGAAGTCAAGCCACTCCCCCTCAGGAAGCAGCTCTCCGGTCTCAGGGCATGGTGCGTACCAACCGCCTTCATCCAGCTCCCACCCAGCGGCGGTGCGGATGTCATAAACGCGGCTCTCCTCGGCCATTGCGTCTTCAACGCTGGCGAGGTGCTCGTACCAAGTGGGGCAAGTCTCCAACATGCGGAGATTTTCTTTCGCCCTGTAAAGGGCGGCTGAGTCAGACATGGGTGGTCCTTGTGTAGATTTTAGTGTAGCAGAATACTTTAGAGGTATTCGTTGTAGAAGGCGCTGCCAGGTCCATACCTGGCAACGATTTCTGGGAAAGCCGACAATACACGATTCCGGTGAACCGGGTCCGCTGCAAGGGCGGCTTCGGCCAGCTTACTCATGAACGCCCCACCGTAATGGTGGGCCGTCCTGATGCTAGCCACGGTTTGTTTTTCGGTCACAGCTCTGTGAACTCTGTGAATA